GGTGTTTATTATGTTCAGATATCTGAAAAAGATGGTGATTTAATTTTTTATAGGGGAGACAGATCAAACCAAATGCCAAACATTATTAATTTTGAAAGAGATATTGATTTTAAAGAGGAGTATCATATACAACCTTTAAAGAATCAATTAATGATTTTTCCTTCATACTTGTTACATATGGTAACTCCACATTTTGAAGATATATCTAGAATTTCTGTTTCATTTAATATAAATATTGAACCACATGGCTAGACAAAAATTTATACATTTTGTACCAAGACCAAAACCTAGAAAAAGACCAGGTAGACATAAAAAAAGACTTAACAAAAATGAAAAAAGAGATTATAAAAAATATGCGAAACAAGGGAGAAAACAATGACCGAACCAATAAAAATACCTGCAGTAGCAAAAGAAATAATCAAGCACAAAAGAACAGGGAAAGTTTATGATACTAAAGCTGATTTTGATGCTGATGTTGCTGATCCCAATACTGATACTACTGTGGATGATTTTAGACAGGACTTAGAAATTAAAGT